TGCTGAGTCTGACGCAAGAGTGAAGAGTGCAGCGGAAAACTTGAAGAAGAAATACGCGGATGGTGAGGTCGCCCCATGGGCAAGAGGACTATCCAAAGATTGCGACGTGCGGGTTGCAAACATGGCCGCTCGCGTCTCACTGACGATGAGACGTGAAAACATCCGTAAACGTCTCGATGCGATGAAGCGACTCCCTGCAGAAGAGATCAAGTCGAGGATAGAAGACCTCGGAATGTTGAAGGTTATCGGCGGGCTAGAGGAGTACATCAACGACGCACAGAAGGTGATACAGGTGGAGTGCTCGGGCTGTGGTGAGCAGTTCATGGGATCCCTCAGGTCGCTACAGTATGGCAAGTGCTTTAAGTGCTCACCTGGTGGATCGGCTGCGCAGGAGAGATTGGCCAAGTGGATTGAGAAGCTAGGGGTCGAAGTGAAGAGGAACGACAGATCATCTCTCGACAACGGTCTCGAGCTCGACATACACGCGATAGGATCGTCTTTTGCCGTCGAGTACAACGGCCTCTATTGGCATTCTCACGCGAACAGATCGACGTTATACCACTCCAATAAGACCGCGGCTGCAGCACGTTCAGGGATAAGTCTGATGCACGTGTTTGAGGACGAGTGGAGGGAAAAGTCAGAGATAGTCAAGTCCATGATACTCTCCCGCCTCGGCATGTCTCCTAACAAAATGGGGGCACGAAAGTGCTCTGTGAGGGAATTGACTCCTCAGGAGAGAAAATCCTTCTTTGAAGAAAACCACATCGACGGCGACACTGCGGCGGCGCGGGCTTGGGGATTAGTTTATGAAGAATCGATAGTCTATGCAGCGTCGATCAGAAAGCCGTTCCATAAACGAGAGTCAACAATGGAAGTCGCGAGATGTTGCCCAAAGAAGGGCTGCAATGTGCAAGGAGGTCTCAGTCGTCTCATGAAGACCTTGGTAGAAGAATGTAGGAAAGAAGGCATCAAGAATCTGATGACTTACGTGGACACTCGACTCGGTGGAGCAGGAGAGGGTTACGAGAAGGCAGGTTTCAAGGCAGTCAGCAAGACGCCGCCACGTTTTTGGTGGACGGACTTCACGAATCGTTTCAACAGATTCAAGTACAAGGCTGACTCGAAGAACGGTCTGACAGAAGCAGCAGTTGCAGAGGCTGCAGGTGTCGTGAAGATATGGGGTTGCGAAAACATAGTCTACACGATGGAAATATAGAAAGGTCAGGAATCTCTTCCTGACCCATCCTTTCCGATTGCTTAGAGGCCTAATCAGCGGTTCATTCTGACTGCAGCGGCAAAAGTGCCGTCGTCGTCCTCGTCTGTGTACGTCTGAGCCGCCTCGCGGGCGTCCTTGAGATAATCGGCCAATCCCGAGTGGAAGTGGCTGAGCGCTGCCTGAAGGTCTTCGACCTCTTCGACTGTCACGCTCTCGCCTCTACCGTCGAGGATCATGTCGAGATTTTTTCTGTCTTCGCGGGAAAGAGCGGCATAGGCACGAGCGAAATCCACGAGGTCGTCGACTGACATGGGTCCCTCTTCCTCTGTGTCCATCGGATCCATCCTGTCCTCCAGGAGGCGCCTGTTCTGACGCTCCAGGAGGGCCGAGGAAATCTCTTCGTTAATAAGGTCAGTTAACTGTTGGCGTGTTATTCTCATTTATTCCTCACTGAATCTGCTGAAGGTTGTTTGCAACCACGAAGTCAAGCGAGACGAATTCAATGCTCTTCGTGGGCTGTACGAATATCTTACCACGAATTGTGTTGTTTTCTATGTCGTCCTGCGTAGTTGTCGAGGAGTCGATGACCACCTTGAACCTCTCGAGACCGCTGAGCTGCTGGATTCTCTGGAGACGTGGGGTGACCGCGGCTGAGAAGCGTGCGAGTGTTGCCTCACGGTTCGGTTCGAAGAGGATCGTCTGAGCGATGTCGCGGACCTGACGGCGGATGTCGATGAGGAGACGGCGGACGTTGACTCTGTCGAGAGCTGAAGCTGCGACCTGAAGCGTCTTCTGACCCCAGACTACCACGCCGCCGCGTGGGTTCGTACCCGACTGAGGTCCACCAGCGAAGGCGACGATCGGGTTGATTGAGACGTCGTAGAGGCGATCCATGTCGCCCTGAGATAGAGCGACGCGGGGCTCGAGGGCGTCCTGTGGAAGCGCGCCTCTGGTGAATCCTGCAGGAGCGAACCACGGGTGACCGACGCTGTCGTTGAGGGCGAGGGCGCCGAGGACGAGAACCGAGGGAGGAGCGTAGACGTTCTTTCCCGTTGGGTCTCTATAGAGAACGTCGGGGAAGTATGACGCTGCGAAGGACGAATCGACCGATCTGTTGACGAATGTGTCGACAGTCTTGAGGACTGAGGGAAGCTGAGTCTCCGACTTGACGGCTTCGTTGTTCTCGTCGACCTGCTCGATGTCCATGACGTAGAGAGCGTCGAACCTCTCCTCCACGGCGAGTGTGGCGGCGTCGGTGACGATGGGCTCGCGAATGCCTGGGATCGCGAGGAGCTGGATGTCGACGTTTGTTGTGTTCTTCATCACGTCGAGGGCCTTGAGGTACGTGCGAACGTTTGGTCCTTCTTCAGGCTTGTCAGCACGCTGATTTGAGACGACCATGTCAGCAGAGACCGCTGCGTTGTTGATCTCAGATTCGTCTGTGTTGAAGATGTTTGTTCCGTCGAATCCTCCTTGCATGAGGAAGGAGAATTTAGCAAACTGCTTGTTAGAGCCGATGTCTTCGACCTTGAAGAATCTCAGTTTGTTCTCATCGCCAGGCGACCTTGCAGCAATCTCTGCTGCATTGACCGTAGCTCCGTTTCGAGAGTATACTGCGTGGACCCACTTGTTAGGATCAGCCAGCGTGTTCGATCCTGTGACAACCTGAATGTTCTCGAGAGAGAAGAAGTTGTTGCAGAATCTATCCGAATCCAAAATTCCGAGATCAGCGCTGTCGGGTTGACCTGGGTTGCTTCCTGTGATGAATTTCGCTTCTGTCGCTGCGAAAGACGGGAAGAACCTGGAGAAAGACTTCAGCGAGTTGTTTGAAATAACGCTGTCGTTCTTTTTAGTAAGCGAGGCTGGGTGTTCGAATTGAACGCCCCAGTAGAAGCGAGAGTTGACCTGCTCAGTTGCTGTCCACTCTGTCGACGTTGTTATCTTCCTTCTGAAAGGAAGCGGAGGTGTCACAGATGATTTTGCTGCATTTACGAAATCAAGGACTGAGTTGTCTGAGCTTCCAAAAGATGAAAGCGGAGCAGACCCTGAAGTCACGAGGTGATCTATTCCTCTAAAGCCCATCGGTATTGAAGAAGGATCGACGAATCCATTCTCTACGTCTGGGTGGACTTCGACTCTGACGTAATTCGATCTGTTCGTATAGTTTCCTTCGACAACCAGCTTCTGCTCAGATTCTTCACGATCAAAGTCAAAGTAAGCGTAAACGTCTCCGATCACTTTTGCTATGTAACGGTCAGAAGAAGGATCAAGGTTGACTCCTGAATAAACTTCTCTTGGCAGCTCTTTCTTGTCTTGGTCTCTGTCGTTCCAATATCTCAGCGTCAATGTGAACGATCCGTACTTGTTGAGGGGATCGTTAGAAACTGTGATGTTATCGATCGACACCTTGAACTGAGTCGAAGCACCTGATCCGTCGTCGAGGGCGTGCAGTCTGAAAAGATTTTGAGGCTTTCCGCCGAATTTTTGAGATACAACCCATGGCGAGACTGCATGAGAGAATCTGTCTTCGAAAGATTCATATGCAGGCACCGTTGCGCTTGCGACGTTTCTTCCGAGAGAAGATGTGACGATAAAAGCTGCAGGCTCTTTGTTTCCATTACCTACGACACCAGCACCGTAAGAAGGCTTAACTAGTCCCGTGCCTGTTACTACGGCGAGCGTAGGATGAATGTCCCAGTTTGCGTAGAGATAGTGACCTGCCTCTTGTATCTTGGTAGGATCCGTGTTGAAGACATTGGCAAAATAGCTGCTCTTTGTCGTAGGATCAAAAGAAGCAGTTATGACATTTGGATATCTCGTGTCTGTGCCTTTGTGTCCGTTGAGGAAAAGAACGAATTCTTGCTTCGGCTTAGATCCGTCAGAAAGTTCAACGAATCCGACTGAAGCTCCCTTTGCAGAAGAGTTTGTTCCGGGTGTTGTTGACGTGGGAGAATCGCTGACGCCGCCGACAGAAGAGGAGAGACGTAGAAGAACCCCAGAAGGAGCCATGAGAACGCCTCTGACTATCGGAAGAGAAGAAGTGATCCCAGGAACTGACGCACCAACGCCTTGAATTCCAGCTTCGCTAAAGTATGTAGAACCCGCTGATTCAGACATGAAGCATCCAAGGAAGTAAAGGCGTCCTTCAGGTGCATTGGCTCCTTCGACTGCATATGAGTTCGAAGAAATGGCCCCGTCAGAACTTGGAAGTCTTTCTCCTACTACGAATCCTGCAGAAGTCACCTTTCCTGTGGTCAAATTTCGCTTACGACCGTCACCTACGCCAAGAACTCTCAAGTATGTAGCTGACTGAGCATACCTGAGCCACTCCACTACGGCAAGTGGTCCAAACTTCTTTCCATCAGTTTGACCAAACTTCGAGTACCAATCAGAAAGATTTCCGACGGTAACTGGGACGAACGCAGGTCCTTTTAGAGAAGTTCCAACAATTCCCGCAGGTATTCCAACAGGCTGTTGAGTAGTTGGACCCGAGATGTCGATCTCTCTTGCCGTTACTCCTGCGCTTCCGAATTTCAGTTGTGCCATTTATCTGCTCCCAATTTCTTTCTAACTATGTGTCTGAATCACTTTTCAGACGAATTGAACACCGCTATTTGTGACAATAAAGTCTATAGCGATGTATTCGACCACGCGAGTTGGAACTACGACTATTCTGCCGTTGAGTCGGTTCAAA